TATAATATTTTTGCTATAATCATAATCTATTGGAGTTATTTTGTTTGAATTGCAAATTTATAATAAACCTCACGAGAAATACTATTTCAATAAAAGAATATTTCAAACAATGTTGATTTATGAATATAAAATATATTTGTTTGATTTTTACTTTTATTGATTTACTTCTCGTGGTCGGGTAAATCTGTATTTTGTAGGCGATTATACTTTTTTATAATTAGGTTAATGGTATACTTTTAAGAGTTATAAAAAAAGTATATATAAAATCTAATTAAGACTAACTAAATTAAAAAATATATATTTTTGTAAATTTGAAAACAATTTTATATTTATATATACTTTTTTAAAAAACTTACAAATAATACTTCTATAAAATATTTTACATTATAAGGTTGCATTTATTGATTATATAAATAAAAATTATTATGTTTTAATATTTATATGGATAAATCATACAAAATATTGAAATATACTTTAAAATTTAATAATTCTAATAATCAAGAAAAAAGGGATATTTATCAAAAAAAAATCAATGAATATTCTCAAATTCAGATGGGTGGTAAAAAATCAATTTTTAAGTTACCAAAGTTTAAAGTTGGCGATAATGTAAGATGGAATTATTACGGTGTTGAAATGTTAGGAACAGTTATTTCAAAATCTAAACATGATAAATATAAAGTTTTGACAGTAGATAATACAATAATTAAAGTTTCTGAAATATTACTTAATAAATTTGTGATAACTAAACTTCAAAAATTTAGGGTTGGAGACACAGTTAGTTGGAATTTATTTAATAATCAACAAACAGGAATTGTTATTGGAAATTTAGATGAACAACATAATTATAAAATTATGCTTAATGATGGAAATATTATAGATATTCATGAAATATTATTACAATCAAAAAAACAATATTTAATTAAAAATTTCTCCATTGGTGAAAAAGTCAAGTTTAAATTATTTAATATTGAACATTATGGAAAAATTGTCGCAATTTTAGATGATTCAACTTATAGTGTAATGAAAGATGACGGTTTAATAATAACATTAGATGAATATTTATTAGAAAAACTTTTATCATTTAATCATCACAAATTCTCTATAGGCGAACATGTTCAAGCAGTTTATCTTAAAAATATTTACAATGGCATTCTAATGTCTAACAAAGATTACCACAATAACCATAAAATACAAACTAACAATGGTCCAATTATAACAGTTAATGAAAAATATATTTATAAAGCACCATCTAATTTAGATAACTTGGATCAAATAGTAACTACAAACATAATCAATCCTCAAATTTATAACACATCAGATAATAGTTCACAAAATACTAATACGCAAAACCCTGATATAGATTTATGTCACAGTATAAGACCGAAATATAATTATCCTATATTCTACACTGGTAATCGTGTTTTTGAAATATGCTTGAAAAAGAATGGAACTATTAAAAGTTTAAGAGATGATGCATATGAAAAAGAACAACGAAAAAATGGTGGAGATTATCATTATAATGTTGATTTTGATGATGGTTCATTTGATACATATGTTGCACAAAAATATTTACAAAAAATTTAATACTTTATAATTTTTACATTTGACTAATAAAGAATTTATCAATTTTTTCTTTCATTCTATCTTGGTCTTTATTAATTGAATCAATCCATACTGATGGCTGGGTAAACATTGTTTTAAATATCTCAGAAACAAAAATTGGTGATTGTTCATCTTCTTCTAAGGTTCTTGGAATATATTTATAAATTATATTTTGTTTAAATCCATCTTCTTGATTTAATATAAAATACATTGCAAGTAATATTATACCAATCAATAATGTTATTATAAAAAAACCTTTTATTAAATTCATTTACTATATAATAAATAAATATTATATATTCATTCACAAAAAATCATTAATTTAATCACATTATATACATACATGTATATTTATTTGAATTGCACATTATATATTCAATAAATGTAACCTTATAATGTAAAAAATTAACTACATAAAATATTTTACATTTTTAATAAAAGCCAAACTTTAAACAATTCATCAATAGAATTTAAAATTTAAATTTATTTAGTATATCCTACTTTATCAATTTTAAAATGAAGTTCGTTTGCCTTTGCTCTTTTACCCATTAAATCATTAATATTTAAACCTTTATGTTTTTTTTTCCACAATTTATCATAATTTTCATCATGATGTTTAACAAATTGATTACATCCAATCATGCCGACTGAATCATTTTGTGCACGATACCAAAAAACTTTTTCTAAGAAACTATCGGCTGCACCACGATTTACAATGACCATTGAACCAAAACTAGAAGTTAATTCTTTAAATACTAATCTAAATGAATCGAATGTTGGGAACATTCCTGCATAATGGTCATATAATCTTTTTAAATTTGAATAAAAATCTTCTTTTAGTAAAAAGATATAGTCAAAATTGCATCTTAATTCGGGCGTAATACCTAATGGGAATTGCATTGTTAACATATACATTAATTGGTAATGTCGTCCATTAAAAAGTAATTCCATAATTGGTTGGTCTTTCATCCAAGCCCCTTTTTTAGAAAGACAATCGTCCATTAAAATAAAACCTCTTGGGTCCACTGTTTTTTTTCCAGATTGTTCTCTATCTTGTTTTTTTTCGATCATAATATCTTGACGATATAATAATTTTTCAATAGTATCACTTTTATATTCATAATGAATATATGAATCTGGAAAAAAATCAGAGTAAAATGGGGGACTTGCCATTCTTTCGGTTGGTGCAATAATTAAACCAACAGGAATATCTTTAAAATGTTTCAATATAGAACGACAAACCCAAGATTTACCACTGGCTCTTTTGGCAATCATAACAATTGCGGGATTTTCGCACATAGAGTCCAATTTAAATTCTCTTACTGGTAATGATTTATTACCATCGAGTTTAACATCTTTTACTTTACTCATACTTTTATATAAAATAAGAATTCAAAAAAATTAAAATTTTATTCCGAATTTGGCTTTATTTTTTTGGGGAACAAAAATATTTGAATGATCCAATTTATCTGAGATTTCTAGTTTATTTACGGAATTATTTTGTCTGGTTATATATTCTTGTTTATTGTCATTATTATTTATAAAATTTTCAGGATTATTTTTTGTATATTTGTTATTATAGTTATTATCATTATCTCTAATATTATCATTTATATTAATTTTATTTACTATTTTATATTTTGGAATTAACACTATTTCTTCTTCATTATCATCTTCCCATGTTAAAAATATATATAAAATTAAAAATATAATTCCAGTTATTATAATTGTTTTGGGAATATTACCATCATAAATGTTACCATCGTGAACAATACTATAGTTTATAACAATATAAACTACTAAAAATAAACATATTATTATTATCAAAGAATAGTTTATCATAATTTCTTTATAATAGGTATAATCTTTCATTATTATATTTAATATTATATAAATAGTAAATATATATTTTTATAAAAATATTTTAATTATTTAATCAAATTTGTAAAATAACTATTCATATTATTAACTTTATCATGTATTGTATTAGACTTGTTTTTAATTATTTGAATTGTTCTTTTTCCACCATTTTGTGTTGGAGGAGTTATATCATCATATATTCGGTCAGTTTGATTTTTTTTTATTGCAATGGGACTATTTAAATGACTTGCAGTTTTACTATTTTTACTAATTTTACTTGTTTTACTTGTTATACTTGTAGCAGATAGTGTATTATTTATTACATTTTCCAATTCTTTTCTTTTTGTTTCTGAACGAGTCATAATTTGAGTTGTTGTCTCTAATTTTCCACCATTTTGTATTAAACCGGTATCATTCGTTATTTCTTGATATACTGTTTCCGGTTCTTGTTTTAAACTGGTTCCATTAAGAATGTCGTTTTCTTTCGTATATTGTCGACTTGATTTATTTGATTTACTTGAATGATTTGACCTAAAAGATCTACTTATTGCTTCTGGAACTTGAAAGTCATCTGATGTTTCTGATTCATTATTTGATTTACTTTTAAGTGAATTGTGTCTTGAATTTGTGGCAGAATGTAGTTTAAATATCTCTTTTGGATGGTTCTCATTATTATATTCTTTTTGTTTATGTATATCATTATCAAGTTCTTCATTAATAAATTGTTGCATTTCATTTCGTCCATTTTCAGAATTATGATTATAATTATTATATCTTTCATCTGAATCATCTGAAATTAAAGCCTTACCTGTAGGTCGTCCTCCATATTTATTTTGAGATAATATTCTAAAAACCATACCTTTAATATTTGCTAATTCTTTTTTATTTTGTGAATGATCATCAATCTCAACAGTAAAATTAATTTTTAAATATTCTTGTATAATATCATTATATGGTAAAGTCTTTTTAATGGCAAGTTCTATACAATTTTTTATTATTTCATATATTTCTTTTTTTGCACTTTTTTTTAAAAATATCTCTGGATTTTCATTAAAATAAATACATGTTTCAATATAACATTTATGAATAAAATCTTTTAATGAAATTTTATCATATAAATCATTCTCTGCATATTTGGAATTTGAAATTTTAGGATCCCATGTTAAAAATAATACATAACTTTTAAATGATGCTTTTATTAAATTATCAAACCATTCGGGACAACCAGAATTTTCTTTTATTCGCTTGTATTCATTATCAATCTCATAATTATTAATACTAGAAACATCATTTAAACACATTTTGAATATGTTAATAATACCAGGATTTTGTATGTTTTTATTTTTTTTTTGTTTTTCTTCTAACATACCATGTGTCTGAATAGAATATTCTAACATTCCATATATTCCATTATACAAATGTGGAATAAGTATACTATTTAACAAATTATTAAATTCGTTTTTGCTTTCTGTTAAATATCTAAAATCCATTATATATAAAATTATATATTATAACTTTAAATAATAATTAAACATATTCTTTGTTTTTATCTTTATATATTTATTTTCTAAAAGTCGTCATTGCAGAATTTAATGTCGACGTAAAACCACCAAATAATATATGTATTGTTACCACCAACATTAATGCATTCCAAATACCAATATCTCTGCCACCAGTTATGACATTAATTGAGTTATTCCAGGTGTAACTCAATATCCAACCAAATAAAGCATAAGTTATTACTAAAACAATAACTACAGTGATTGTTGCTTCTAAATTAACAGAAAAAGACATTTATAATATATATATATATATATATCAAAAAAATAATTTTTATATATTATTTATAAAAAATATTATCTTATATTTTTTTATTTTATATTTTTTTATTTTATAATTTTTTATTATTATTGAGTATTTCCACCCCTGTTACCGAAAAAGGTTGCTTGTTTAGGTGTCATGCATACACATCCATAACCATCTGCAAAGTTCATACCAGAATATTGATTTGCTACATATTTTTGTGCATAATCGCAATTTGTTTCATTTTTATCTGTAAGTTTAAAGGGTGGTGCATATTGTGCAGGACAACAATTTGGACTAATTTTATTGTAAGTTACATCATATTGGGAAACTGAACCATCCGGATCTAACATATATGTACGTTCAAAGTTTTGTTTTAATTGTGCATCATCAATCTTCCAAGTTAATTCATCAACTTCCGGATTTTTAGCATTTTCTGTCCATTTATAACCTCTATTATCAAATATATCTGTTCTGGAATTTTCATTAACACCTGATTGTTGAGATGGACCCATTCCAAAACCAACTGGCTTTTGATATATTCCTTCCATGTCTTTACTACCATATTCTAATTGATTAGCAATATTGTTTTTATTTGTCATCACATAATTTTGAGTTTGTCCTAAAAAATTTTCAGTTAAAGATATAGATAAACCGTATAATTTATCATATGAATAGCCTAAAACTGCAATAACAATTAATATAACTATAATTTTTTCTATTAGTTGATGCATTATATATTATATAATATGAATATATTTATTTTTAATTGCTGAATTATAAAAATAAAATCTATATTCTTTAAATAATTTTGAGACTTATATTTTAAGTTTAATTGTTTTATATAATATTTTTACTAATAATTCAATATTTTTAATTTTATTTATATATAATTATATTTATGGATAATCACTTTATTGATTGTTATTTAAATTGTTATTAAATTTTTTAATATATATTATATAATATATATTCAATTATGGAAGAACCTATGGTATCAGATTTAGCCATTCTACCTCCTAGACATCCAATATTACACAGACATGATGAAGTATATCCTTTTTTTGAAATTTTAAAGGTAAATATTTTACAATCAGACGCTGATAAAATTCCACAAGGATTATCAAGGAAAGAATTAAATCTTCTTGCCGATTGTTTAAAATCTTATTTAGTTCAACATCCTGGTGAAATAATTTCTTTTACAAAGTTACAAGAGATACAACAGTCAGAACAATTAGGAGGTGCTAAAAGAAAAAATAAAAAAAAGACTTTACGTAAATCTTCTAAAAAAACTTCTAAAAAACATATGGGTGGTGCAAGAAAGAAAACTTCTAAAAAAACTTTTAAGAAAAGTTCTAAGAAAACTTCTAAAAAAACTTCTAAGAAAACTTCTAAGAAAACTTCTAAGAAATAAATAATTATATACTAGGAACATAAATACTTGGGAAAATCCATTTATTATTTAGTTTGACTCGTGGATAAAAATCGATAGTTAAATCATATTTTTCTAAAACATAATTAATTCGTTTAATAAATTCTAAATTGGTAGAAATATTTTTATAAAATGTTTTTTCTGGAATTTTATAAAGACCATCTTTTTTTTTTATATCTTTTAATTTTGAATAATCTAACATTGAATCTTGATAACATTCAATATATGTATCTTCTAATTCTGACAAAAATATATCAAAATCTAATCTTATTTTATCTCGATTAAAAATATATTTTCGGATATTGTATATTCCTTCCGGTGCAATAACAATAGATCCCAATAATTTACCTCGATTATGATGTTCTATAAAATGATTTATATCTGCCATTGACGGAAATTCATATATAATTGAGTTTACCATTCTCGAACCTATATAAGGAGTTTTTGGATGTGTATGGAATAAATAATCTACTTCAAATGCTTCTTCTGAATTTTGAGGCATATAAATACTTGGATCATCTTTTTCAACTCGTGCATTTAATTGAACTATTACTTTTTCTAATTTATTATTTGAAAAATAAAGTAATCCATAATGTTCCGAAAATTTATTTTCTTTTGAATTATAAATATTCTTATTTTTTTCTATATATATTTGATTACTTCCTTCTTCATACAATCCATTGATAATGTTTAATTCATTTGTATTAAACAAATTAAAATTTATGTTGTATTCAGAAATTTCATATTTTATTATTTTTTCATATAAACTATATTTTATTATATTATGATTATGTAATTCATGAATATTTGCTTCTGTAATTGTTAAATTTAAAAGTTTATATTTGTAATCAAATTCTCTTTTGCATATATAACATTCATTTTTTGAATTCTTCTTATTTCCTAATTCAGTTAATCTTATCATTTTATCGTTTAATATTTGATTATATACATTTAAATAATCCATATTGATTATAATAAATATATATATATATTTATTTTAATAATAAATTATATCTGATAACATATAATATTCTTTCATTTGATTTTGATTTTCTGTTAAAACCCAATTACAATTAATACTTTTACCAAATTTATCTAAAAAATTATACTGATTCTTTATTAAATTATTAATTAAATCTAATAAATTATTTTTTGTTATTGTCTGGTTATTTTGATTTAATATATATGATTTTTCTTTTTGTAATGTATTTCTTATTATCTTGCTTATTTCTCTTGTATATTGATCTATATATGGATTCGAATCTGACCATATTATTAAACTTTCCTGATTTTTGTCATTAAGTTTCTCCATCATAAACATTATATATTTACATTTTATTTCTTTATTATTCGAATATATTGATAATGTACTCTTATCAATAGAATCTTTTCTAATTTTGTATTTTTTACCTATTAATTCACTAAAAATCATTTTATTTTTTTTGTAATTTATTGAATTTATACTCATGACAATAAATTTACTTGATATAATTATTTTTATAAAAAAATATCATATTATATTTATCAAAACAGTGTATTATAAAAATATTTCTTTGTTTTGTTGTTTTTCTTGTCCAGAACTTTACATCCAAATGGTTTTTTCTTTATTTTAATTATTTTTATATGTAGATATAGAAATTCTATTGTAGAATTATATTTGTTATTACTGTAAAAAAATATATTTACTATTTATTATCTGATATATTATCTTTTAATTTATAACAACCCATAATAATTATGTTTATAAATTCTGTCAATAAATAATAAATTTTATAACTTTTAATAATAAATAAAATAATTATTATTCACATAATAATTTATAAAATGTATACCATAATTCGTTCTCAATTATTGGTGTCAAATATCTACTTTCATAACATTCTTTTGCATTAATAGTAGATGCGCCAAACTTAATTAAAAGTTTTGCAATTTCAATAATTACAGACCTATCATGTTCATTAAGTTCATGGTCAGAAAAACGAAACACACACATTTTTAATGGAGTTGTCGGTTGATTTTCATTAAAATTTAATTTTTCACTACCGTCTGCATTATAAGACAACAAATGTTTGCGTTTAATAGGACAAAAAAAAGTATCTTGTTGAATGTAATTTACATTTGCATTCAATAATAAAAGTTCATTTACTACTATAAATTTAATTTTGCTACAGCATTTATTAGTTGTTTGCCACTATGATTTTTATTAGAAAATGTAAGTTCGTATAAATAGTCATATGGCTCAAATTTAGTCATCTTACCACTTTTTATACAATCATCACATCTCGCTTTATTTTCTTTTGCAAGTTGAGTATTTGAATATTTTTTATTTTTTTCTCCACAACTATAACACCATAATAACATGTCATCAATATAATTTTGAGTACAAGTTTCTAAATGTTTTTCATTGTAAAATACAATTTTAGTGCAATATGGACATTTTATGTATAGGTCTTCAGACATCTTTTATGAGTTGTATTTAATGATTAATTATATAAATAAATGGTTTTAACCAAAATAAAATTCAATTTTTTTAATATAAAAAAATACTTGTATTTTTTGGCGTCAAATAAGGAAAACCTAAAAATAGTATATATGAATACTATATACTATAATACATAAATATATAAAATCTTAAAATTATATAAAAATACAAAAATCTGAATTAATTGGCAATATTCCTTTATAAATCCAAATTTATAAAAAAATATCATATTATATTTATCATCTTTATATATAAGCATTCATATATAACAATAAAATAAAAATATATATGTTTATATACACTTTCTATTAGTGAATTTATAAAAGTATTTTACCACTTAATCATTTACTTATATTTTTTACCGTCAAATGTATATGGATCACTCAACCTTCTTAAACTCATACATTTTTGTGAATATAAATACCCTAAATACTCACTTGGTAAACATAATGCAAATTCAGAATAATAACTTTCATCATCTAAATTTTCATGCATTTGTAGTATTTGTTGATTTAATACAGAATTATTGAAAATTTCAATTTCATTTTTAGGATAAAAGAAACCTACTCCCTTATAATATTGATTTCCATTACAAAATTTATCTTTTAATTCATCAAGATTTAATTCTTCATCTGTATCATATGGAAGTTTAATATAAATATCAGGAATATCTTTTTTAACTTCAAAAACATGTATAAATCCCTTTTGTTTGTCAATTGAACATCCTTCAATTTTATCAGATGCTAAACGAAAATTAGGAGTGAAAAAAGATATTAATTTGTCTTTTCCTAATTTTATTTCTTTTGTATTAAATCCCCTTTTATTTACTGTCCCGTGATATAATATTGTTCCTTTTTTAATAGTATAGGTATTTGTTCCACTATACATAAATGTAGGTTTTGGCAAAAACATATCGGGCATTGTAATTATTTTTTGACCACATATTTTTTGAGTTACTACTGTCCCATCTTCATTTCTAATCTTCTTATATACACAATCTTCATCATCAGTTATTCCCATTTTTAATTGTGTTTGTCCATATTCCTCAATTTCATCTGTCAATTCTTCAACTTCTGGAATTATTAATTCATCTTTTTCAAGAGTTGGCATTCCTGAAACTGGCATTCCTGAAACTGGCATTCCTGAAAGTGTCATACTCGGAGATGGCATTCCTGAAATTGGCATTCCTGAAGGCATTTCAGAAGGAGGCATTCCAGAAATTGGCATACCAGAAGGCATTTCAGAAATTGGCATTCCTGAAGGTATCATACTAGGAGTTGGCATTCCAGAAGATGGAATTCCAGAAGGTACCATACTTGGAGTTGGCATTCCAGAAGATATCATACTAGGAGATGGCATTCCTGAAGGTATCATACTAGGAGTTGGCATTCCAGAAGATGGTATTTCATAAAGTGGCATACTAGGAGGTGGTAAACTAGAATATGTCATACTTGGTAATTGTAATATATCATCACCATTACCTCCTAATTGTTTTTCAAAAGTGTTATTATTATTAAATCTATACTTTGTAAAATTAAGATTTAACATAAAGTTATTGATTAGATTAAAATCTGAAAAATTTTTATTTTCTTTCATAAAATTCACAATATTCAACAAATTATTTTTGTTCATAATAAATTATATAAATAATATAAAATAATGATATAAAAAAAATATTATATAAATTAACAACAGTAAAATATATAAAAATTATGGATAAACAAAATAAAAATAATTTCAAAAAATTGTTATGTTATAATATTGTTAATGAAATGAAATGTGTTTATAAATATAAATGTATGTTTGCACATAAAATAGATGAACAAATAAAAGAACCATTAAGAGAATATATACATGAAATGATATATATAATGAATGATTTGAGTAATATTAATATAAAGGAAAATAAGGAATTATTTGAGGAATTAATGATTTTTACCAAAGAATGTAAAAATTGTATGAATAAAAAATGTCCAGGTGGTTATAACTGTAAATTTGGAGTATGTGTTAAAAATTTAAAAGTTTGCTATAATGATTTATTAAATGGTAAATGTTTATCATTATTAAATGAGGAAAATATAGATAATAAAATCATAAAAAGATGTATACATGGAATTCATTTAACTGAAAAAAATTTAATTCCATATTATCAACGTGTATCATGTGAAATAAATATTTTGGATGTTGGGGTATTCATTTTTAATAATATAAATTATTATAGTAAAATTAACACAGTTTCAATTTTGTTAAATGATGATACAATTAAATTAGTAAAAAACTTAATTACTAAAAATAAAATAAATAAAAATGATATGATATCTAAAATTAATTATTGGGATAAATATAATGTAAATTTTTTTGCAAATGATAATAAAAATAATACTAATAATGATGATAATAATTATGATGATGAATATATTATAAAAGAATATCAAATTGAAAAAATGAATGATGCAACAAATGGTATAAATGATTATTTTTGGAGATATCACCAATACAATTTTACTAATCCCGTAAATACATGTAATATAGATATTGATGATAGTAATAATAATAAAAATATTTATGAAGATGAACCTAATATAAATATAAAAATTAAAAATATTATACAAAATCTTGATGAAAATAATGATTTGAATGAAATGAATGGTTCAAATGTTTAAAGACTATAATTAGAGATATATAAAAACCAATGTTGTATATTTTTTTGTAAAATAATAAATTAATTTGGTTTTTATGAAATAAACATGCTAAAAATAGTATATATGTATTATTTTTATAGTATATTTAATTATATTTTCAAAGTGCATTATAGAACTAAAACCTTTATTTTACATATATTGAAATAAAGTTGAATAATATAGTATATATTTTATTGATTATATATTATATACAAAAAATTTTGAATTTAAAACTATAGATATATAAGATAAAATATAGTAAATAATGAGTATTAAAAGAGATATGTTTATACAGGAAAAATATAAACCTACAAAATTAAATAACATTATAGGAAATAGTAAATCAATTAATTATATAGAAGATTGGTTAAATACATATGTTCAAGTAAAAGATTTTTTAAAGGCGAATGGATTATTAAAAAAATCGTCAAAGGGTCGGAAAAAAAAATTAGTGAATATGACAGAAAAAGAAATTGAATATAGTAAAAGAAAAGGTAATTTATTAATAACTGGATCACATGGTTGTGGAAAATCGACGATAATAAACATTATATTGAAGGAAGGTAAATATGATATAATTAATTTAAATATGATTGATTCTAAAATAAAGATAGATATTGAATTAATATCGAAATTATCACATCGTAGTGATTCTAAAAAAAAAATGGTATTATTAATTGATGAATTAGAGTCAGTTATAACATTAAATGACAAAAATGCGGTATTTGATATTATTAAAGATAATAATTACAATAGATTTATGCCAATAATAATTATTACAAATAATCAACACAATAAACAATTAAATGAAACGAAAAAATATTCAAATGAAGTTCGTATATATTCACCATATCAAAATGATATTACTAAATGGATATGTAATATATGTAAAAATGAAAAAATACAATTAGAATATGATTTAATTCCTAAATTTATTGAATATTGTCAAAATGATATGAGAAAAATATTAATTCAATTAGATGAACTTAAAGTAAGTTATTCAACCACTAAAATTACATCAAGTATATTAGAAAATTTTATGGATATTATGAAAAAGAAAGACCAAGACTTTGATTTATACAAATCAACCGAAGAAATGTTAGTTGATTATAAAGATATTGATACATGTTTAGAATTATATGATACTGAAAAAGTATTAATGCCATTAATGATACATGAAAATTATTATAAATTTATAAAAAAATCAGAATACTATAGAGTGTTAGACAATTTATCAAGGGGTGATATATTAGAAAATTATATATATGGAGAACAAAATTGGGATTTGTTAGAAATTCATGGATTAATAAGTTGTGTAATTCCTTCATATTATATAAATAAATATTCAAATGGGAAAAAGACAATTTTTAAAGATGACTTGGTATTTGCTGCGGATTTGAATAGAACTTCAGTTAAAAAAATGAATAAAAAAAATATAAATAAAACAAATGAGACAATATTAAAAAATTCTACAAAAAATATTCGCAATAAATCTATAGATGAATTTATATATATGGGAGAAATAATGAATTATTCTAAGAATTAAAATTTTTAATAATATAAATGATTATGTTTATAAAAAATTATATAAACAAAATACTTTTTAATTTTTTACTATTGGAAAAATTAAAAAATAATATAATTCAATTTTTTTTAAAAAAAAATATATAATTAAATATATATAAACAGTATGTCTAACCAAAACAACATGAACAAGGCTTCTGAAAGAACCGATATCGATAAGGAAGTTCACCAATTAATGAAAAAAAACGCAAATCCAGACAAACACAAGTCAACTTATGCTATCATTGAAGAATTAAAACAAAAATATAAAGATGAACAAATTGTAGATGCAGTTATGTCTAAATATAATGAAAAATTAAAACGAGTCAAGAAAATTGCTGAAAAAATTCGTGATCGTTTAGTTTCTAAATATCCCAATCTTTCAATGAAAGAATATGTTGATAAAGTTGCAGAATACAAAAAGAAATACAATTTTGATGACTCTGAAATGTCTCATGTTCTTAACTTATTATTCAAAAATAAAACCGGTTTATCAAATACTGAAGTTTTAGATATTACTTACAATGAAATGTCAAAGGCTCTTGGCTTTGTCCCTGCAAGTTATAACTTTGGCAGTATGTCTGTTAAAAATGATGAATTGGAACAATTAAATGCTATTATGCAACTTGCTGCTATGTTCAAGGAATTACACAGTCAAATAACCCTTCAATCTTTATTATATGAAGATGTTGCACTTGGTGCTTTAAATGGTCAATTTGATCGCGGAAGAGTTAATGTATTTTCTTTTGTTCATCCAGTCGTCGCTGCTCTTTTCTTACCAAAAATCAAATTCCTTGATGAACATATGTTGATTGCTTCTATTCCTCACATTGTCCAACAACGCCGTGAAGGTTTAGAATTAACAACTCAACCAGATTATGAATTATATATGGATATTGCAACTGATCCATCTGAAACTGCTTGTTCTGTTGGTAAAGCAAAACCATTCCATGATTTACTCAATCGTTCTCAAGTTCAGGTTAAATTATGGGAATCTGTTTTAAACTTGCGTCAAGGCAAATATTACACAAATGATTTAAGTTCTTTCATTGCTGCAATTGATGCTTGTAGAAATAGTGTTTTTGATGCGGCTGATTTAGCATATGTTAAAGATGAAGGAACTATTATGCGTAAATTATTAAGTGCTTTCTCTATTAGACCCACTATAGTATCAACTGCTCCTCTATATGGTCTCAGTTCCGCTACATCTAATATTGCATCTTTGGCGGCAACCCATATCACTACTATTTCCATGATTACCATGAGAATTCCATTATTAGAAAAATCTAAAACAACTAATATTTCTTTATCTGATTCTTTAGAACAACGACAATTATATATTCATAGACGCCAAATCACCGTAAAAACTCAACAAATTATGTATTCAAGAGATTTATTAATCTTCTACATACACAGACGATTCCAAACTGTTAACCTCGCTAGATTAACAAGACCTTACCAAATGGCAATTTTACCCATTACAATGAGTGCATATGAACGCTTACATGGTGCTCAAGTCAACTTTGAATTTAATATGACTGTCGGCACTCAAGTATTTATGTTAAGATCCGTTGTTGCTGTTGAAACTGCACCCACTAATGATAACTTAATTATTAGTTGTTCCGCACTCATTAGAATACCAGATACTGATGATGCTCTTGAATATTCACCATTGGACTTAAATGGCACTAATGCTAAAGTCATTCAACCATTGAAATTCTTGCCCATTAACAGCCCACTTTACAGTAATTCACCTTCTATGTACAAGAAAGCATCTACTCGTGGTACTTTATTCGTTTATGTTTGTGATCAAACTGTTTCAGGTAACAATAACTCATTCTTTACTTTCTAAATTTATTTCAAATATTATAATTTTTTAATTGAATAATTATTATTAATTATTTAATTCTTATGATGTGTTTCATCCACTCAACTCATTTGATGTACAAAAAAAAATTGTTATGCAGTTCTCCGCATTGCCATTTTCCGCATTTTTTGACGCTGCTTTGACTTGCGATTCTTGCGATTCTTGTAATCGATGCTTTTACGCCATTCTAACTCAATAATTAGTTTTTCCAATATGTTCTCATAATGAGGTCGTCTAAACTCCTGTATATTGGCAATTATGCATGTCATGCCTTTTATGTCGCTTTCAATCAACGAAGACACACGTGGTAGAATCTTGTCTTTCTTAAGATTAGCCAAACGAAACATTTCTTCTCTCACTTCTTCTATTGTGTCAAAGATTCGTTTTTTGCCATAACCATATGATGGACAAAGTGCGATACGATCTTGCTTAAAGAATGTTGCGATACGCTCTTGCTTAAAGAGTGTTGCTTCGTATTTGCCATCACATGTGAAACATACGCACAATTCATCAAATTCATCTCTGTCGGCAAACAGAATTGACAGTGAGAGAATGGCATAATGCACCACAATGGAAACACCAAGACAGTCAAGTTTATACTGTGTTCGAGAGGTTGAAAATTGCCTCTGGTTAGATCCTCCATCAACTCCATAACCACATGCAATGGCAAACTGTTGTAAATAAAACAGTTGTAATGCAACGTTCATTGGTTTTATTGTTATATTTTTTAATATTATTTATGGGCAATTGATACAGTTTATTTTTCAAATTTTATTGAATATATTAAAAATAAAGCAAAAGTTATATATACGGTTGCATTTATTGTATATACAACTAACAATTATAAAGTATATATAAATAAAAATTACACTGATTATTATATTTTTATTATTTTCCAAATAATACTGAACATACAGAAGGTAAACTTAATCTACCTGCTCTTGATATATTAACGGGTCTTGCAATTGGATTTATTGGTTTATCTAATTCATCTAAATATTTTTGGTCTTGTTTAATTGCAGATAACATATCAGGTATAATTCTTTCTATTGTTTTGTGATTTATCTCCTTTACTTGATGAACTAATCTATAGGGTGTATTTGCTGCATCTGTTATATATACTGCCCTCATTACTACTAATAAATCTGTTTCATTTTGATCTATATTTAACTTGTATTTTCCATTAGATCGTATAAAGATTTCCTTTTTAATTTGTTTTTGTAATCTTGCTATATTTTCTGGAGAAAAAAAGATTTCACCTAATGGTGTAGGTGTATATACACTTTTTAACATTGTTTTTTGTATAGAACCTTCTGTTGCCCAGTTATTTTGATTTTGTTCATAACTTGTCCAATAATAATTTTTAACATTTGGTTGTGTAGTTTCAATGTCTCTATATAATAACGGATTTTGTTTTACAAAGTCTCGGTTTGTATTATTACTAATAAAACTGTAATTCATTATATATAATTATTAATATATATTATTCACATAAAAAAATTAATGCACCGTATTAAATGTAAATATTCTTTTATAAATTTATACGGTTTTTCAGTTTTATAAAAATAATTACACATGGTATAAAACAGTTTATATTGTTAATAAATTATTGATTTTCAATATATACTGAATATTTACATATGATAATTCACACATTTTATATATACAAACCTCTTTTTATCATATATTGATAAAAAATTGAAAATAAATTTGTATGACAAGCCTAAAAATAACAAAAAGATTATAAAACAATACCGCCGCTATTATCAACATACGCGCATTCCTTACTATGGCATCACTTCATGAGACAACTCCTGAGACAACTCCTGAGACAACTCCTGAGACAACTCCTGAGACAACTCCTGAGACAACTCCTGACAGAGTAATCGTGACAGTTGAGGATAGTATCATGCGTATAAGGAAAAGCAATAAGAAACCAATGCCAAATCACTTTGAAATAGCAAATCGTGCTGTTGAGGCTGCAGTAGAGTATATTCCTTACCACGAAATGGTCGTTGTCGACTTTTGTAGTAAGGATACTCAGAACATGCCATATGGTAATGTTGGCAAATTACTTGCCATGGATATCGCCAAGCAGATCATGGCAAAATGTGGATTCCGTGTCTACATTCGCTTTGAAACCAAGTCAATCACGATCACTCGCTGTTTTAAGCAAGATGCATCGGGACCTTCGATGCCTGGTTATCCGATGCCTGGTTATCCGATGGGTTATCCGATGGGTTATCCGATGGGTTATCCGATGGGTTATCCGATGGGTTATCCGATGGGTTTTCCGATGCCTGATCATCCGATGCCTGGTTACCTGATGCCTGGTTTCCCGATGACTGGTTTCCCGATGACTGGTTTCCCGATGACTAGTTTCCCGATGACTGGTTATCAATGGTGGTAAATTGAGATGGTGTGTTTTTAGACACCTGATGAAAAAGTGGTGTTGATATTTTTGTAAAAGCCTATGAAGAACAGGTTATTTGCGACTTAGAAAGATTTTATTTATATATTTTTAAGTGTTAAAAAAATAAATTAGATAAATTATTATGAATCTAATTCTTTAGTTTCTTTTAAAGTCATAGGATAATCTGTTTTTTTATTAGAAGAAATAATTTCTGTATCAATAATTTTGTTTTGACGAAGGATATCAGATTCAATACTATCTTTAATGATTAATCTAATTAAATTAATTTCTTTAGTTTGTCCAATTCTATGAAGTCTTCCAATAATTTGATGTTCTGTTTGTCGGATTCTTGCATAATCTCCTCTAATTGGTTGTAATAATATAATAGATTTTGCGAATTGAATATTAAGTCCGGATGCATTAAATTCTGATGATAAAACTAAAATTTGTTTAATTGTTTTAAATTCATTAACAGTATCTAATATACTTTTGTCGGGTGTTGGTGTGACTGCTGAAATTTCATTTTCAACTAAGAATTCTACAAGATTATTAATTAAACTAGGTGAATCGCAATAAATAATAGTTTTATCGGTTGATAATTCATGTTTTAAGATATTAATTAAATGTGCAATTTTAGTTCCATACTTTGTAATCATTTCAACCATTTCTCTATTTAAAACAATATTAAATCGTGGTGTATAAAGTATAGTATTTTTAAGGGAAAAACTGCATTGAGGACATCTATCTGGATTATGTATTAATATTGTTTTTAAACATGTAGTGCAAAATGCATGTCCACACTGAACCATTGTAAAATCATCTTCAATTTCACCCATACAGATCGAGCATGTGATTTCATCTCCATCTGCTGCAATATCACTGACTGGAATGTATTCAACATCTTCTTCGGCAGTTTTGCGTTTGAGTTTTTTACTTTTACTATTAATTAATTTCATTTGTTGTTCAAAAAATATCATTTTGTGTTTAATAATTTCTATTTTTTGATCTATTTGTTTAATATCATTAATAATTTTTTCGGTATTATGATGTGTAATGTCTATTGAAAATGGATTATTAACAAGTTTATCTTGCAAATATTTTTTCCAAATTTCATCAATGATTTTATTATCTACAGTTGTCATATTGATAATTTTACCTTTATATTTTACTTTATCATTATAAAGTCTGTTTAAAATGTCTTTAATTTTAACATAATCAATAGTTTTATTAATAATATTATCATATATGTATATAATATCAGAATTAGTCATTGTTACATCTTTTTTTAACTTTAAAAACTCAATTTTTTGCATAATCATTTTTTTGAATAATTTTTCAAAATCTGCCTGGTGCATATTAATAATTGTCCCTTCTAAAATATTTACAGATTGATATTTTTCAGATATTCCATGTGCATCCTGAAAATACAAGTTTGGATTAATACAAAATGCCATTTGTCGAGTAATTAATGTTTCTGCATCTACCCCGGAATCAAGTGAATCATACATTGTCTTTTCAAAATCACTTAATTTTAAAACATAAATCTTTTCATTAATTCTAGGTAATGCCAATTCTAGTGCAACACTTTCTTTAGTATTTTTTCTAAACATATCACAAAATGTGTTAATATGTGCTTTATATTTAGAAATTGATGGATTTGTAATTTTATTTTTAACAACAAAATTTAAAATGTTATTAATCATTAATGAATTTACAAATGGTGTTCCAGTAACTGCCCATTTATATTTTGCATTGACTTCATTCACTAATGGAAAAATCATATCTTTTTTATCAAATAATTCGTGAAATTCATCAATGATTAATCGTGTAAATCTTGTAGTTAATAACTTGCTGCATTTTTCTAATTTCTTATATACAATCAATACAATTGTTGGCTTATCACTATATGTTGTTAAATCAATTGAATCATCATCTGTATAAAGAACTAAATTCATATAACCCTTTTTAATATGTTTATTGTATTCAAATATCCAATGTTCAAATAAATGATTTGGAACAATTATTAGATTTAATGATGGTTCCATGCAACATAATGTTAGTATTTCTACTGTCTTTCCCAAACCAGGACTATTGCAGAGACATCCACCATAATAACTATTTAATTCACCTTCATAATTATGAATTGTTCGTCTAGGAATAAATGTACATGTTTCTTCACCATCCTTTTTATCTAATACACATTGAAACTTTTTACCCCAATTCACAATTTTTTTATCATCTAAAATAAATTTTGTAGTTTCTGCTTCTTTTTCTCGTTGAAGAAAAAAATTCACATCTGCGCGTTGAAAATAATACAAATTGAAATTTAAAAATTCAGGCTGTTCAATCATCTTTTGATGCATATAATTCGTATTACATTGTGAAATTCTTGATGATACTTCCATATTTTCATCAGATTTATTTTGAATGTTATTCATTACTTCAAAATCAAATTTCATCATACAAGATATCATTTTAATAAAAATTAAATTATCCTTTTGAAAGTTATATTTTTTAGGTTTGCTAAACATTTTTTTAAAATCCACAGGTTCTTTGTTTGTATCAATTTGAATACCTGTAATAAAATAATTAATTGTTGTATCAATATTTGTTTTATCAACATAATTAATAACAAAATAATTAATTACATCACGTGGTAGAATAGTCTGTTTTTGAATTATTTCAAATATACTACACCAATTAGATTTTTGTAAATATTGTAATGCATCTTCATTTTTCAAAATAAACGAGTCTTTAATATTTGATTTAAAATCAACCCCTCCTATACTATAATTAGTATCAATATATTCAAATGTTGAATGCAGTGCTTCATTCGAATATATTGATATGATTTTTGTTTTATCCATTTGTTGTAATAACAAATCATTCTTAGGAAATACATTTTTACAATCAATATAATAAACTTCACCTCTAATGATATTATCTAGTGTAGTCATATTTTGTATGGTTTGTATATTTAGATATAATATAATGTATATTATTGTGTATATTGTTTATTATTCAATTTTTTTACAATATATCACAAAAAGTTATATATATACAGTTTATAATAAATCTATGCATTTATTGTATATATATATATAAATAAATGCAACCTTATAATGTAAAATATTTTATGTAGTATTATTGTTTGAATTGTTTGAAGTTGGGCTTTTATTAAAAGTATATCATCAACCTAATTAAAAAAGTATAATCACCTATAAAATACATGGTTAGTCCGACCACGAGAAGTAAATCAATAAAGGTATAATCAAACAAATCGGTTTTATAATCATAAATTATCATTGTTTGATTTTTACTTTTATTGAGAGAGTATTTCTCGTGAGGTTTATTATAAATTTGTAATTCAAACAAAATTATTTCAATAGATTATGATTATAGCAGACAAATTATAAATCTTGCTATAAATTAATTCTATTGATGAATTGTTTGAAGTTAGGTTTAAAAGTATATCAGATGCCTAATTAAAAAAAGTATAATCGCCTACAAAATACAGATTTGCCCGACCACGAGAAGTAAATCAATAAAGGTAAAATCAAACAAATCGGTTTTATAATCATAAATTATCATTGTTTGATTTTTACTTTTATTGAGAGAGTATTTCTCGTGAAACTAATTTTAATAAATTATTATTTCAAACAAAATTATTTCAATAGATTATGATTATAGCAAAAATATTTATAAATCTTGCTATAATTAAATTCTATTGATGAATTGTTTGAAGTTATGCTTTTATTAAAAGTATATCAGATGCCTAATTATAAAAAGTATGACTGACTACTATTTACAAGGTTAGCCCGACCACGAGAAGTAATTCAATAAAGGTAAAATCAAACAAATCTGTTTTATATTCATAAATTATCATTGTTTGTAATACTCTTTTATTGAAAGTATTTCTCGTGAGGTTTATTATAAATTTGCAATTCAAACAAAATTATTTCAATAGATTATGATTATAGCAAAAATAATTATAAATCTTGCTATAAATAAATTCTATTGATGAATTGTTTGAAGTTATGCTTTTATTAAAAGTATATCACTAACCTAAAAATAGAAATTTTTCATATATTTGCAAATCCGTAAAAAAAAAATATTTTTAGGGATGTATGACTAGTTCAGTTTTTATTTAAAAATAATATAAATAAATTATATTTTTATAAATACTACATAAAATATTTTACATTATAAGGTTGCATTTATTGATTAAATAAATAAGATTGTAATTATTATATAAAAATTTTACATATAATATATTATCAAGAAATAACAAGTTTTAATTTACATCAGGTATTATGTTATACTTGATATAACTCATTATATATATAATTAAAAACCATAAAACCAATGCCCATATTAACAAAACTTAGTGTTGTTCTCATTATTAAACCAGACATTAGTGATTTAGGATTAGTTAATATCATATTTAATAAAGTTATTTTTTTAGTTTTATCTGTTTTATGTCGTTGTCTTTCTGTTTTAATTACATCTAGAGGATGAGATAAAAAACTGCCCATAATTCCACCAATAGCACCTGCAAAAAAAGGATTATCCTTTCCATATTTTTTAATAGAATATGCGACAGGAATAGCAAATATAATATTTCTTGCAACTAAATAACTGAAACCTTGATATATATTTGATAATTTAAAATTGTATGTTCCAGTCATTAATTTTATTTTAGCTACTTCAATTGGATTATCAATAATTGATTGTGTTAAACCAGTAATTAAACCAGGAATTAAATTTATTGTAAAATTTGAAATGTCATTTGTCAAATAATTATTAAATAAGTTATTTATTTTTGTATGATTTATATTTATATAATCAGTTGTATAAGTCATTGTTGACCAATATATCAATCTCATTGGAATTATACCAGTTAATCGTGGCAAAATACCAGAATAAAATCCCTTTAATTTATTATTTTTATAAATTGTAGTAATTCCTGAAATTATATTTGGATTAGATGAAATTTGATTTTTATTAACATTATTTAATGTCATGATTTGTAATTCAGTTTTTATTCTATCTAATGGATGAGATATTAACACTTCAAAAATTCCAGAAATTCCACTAGCTATATGAATACACTCTGTTTTTGACATTATTTTAAAATTATATAATTACTATTTTTTTAAGTAGATATTATTATAGAATATCATATATTTTCATTAATTTTTTGAATAATAATATCTAATTCTTCTAATACACATTTATATGTTTCATAAGTAATTTTTAGGTTATTAATACCATTAATAGAATTTTTTAATGAATTTCTATAATTTGTTATTTCTATAGCATTATTCAGTTTTATATGTAATAAAAACTGTTCAATAGATATATCAATTAATTTTTTAAGTATTTCTATTGTTTTATCTCTTCCCTGATTATAAAACCATCTAGATAATTTAGGAATATATGAAACATCAATTTTTAATTCAAAATTTATTTTACTGTTAATGTTATTATATATAATAAATATTTTTTGATTAGGTTCTATTTTAGATAAAAAATTTAAATTTGCTAAAATTATTAAATCATCAGAATTATTGTAAATATTACCATATGATATAGTTTTTCTTATATTATTTGTTTCTTTTATTTTTATCACAGTATTAATATCCGTAATAATTTCAGTATCATCATTGTTAATGTCATTGTTAATATCATTATTAATATCATTGTTATTATTTAATAATTCGAGTTTTTTATTATTTGATTGAACTTTAGAATTTTCCACAGAAGTATTTTTAATAGAATTTGATTTTTTTATAGTATCATTAGATAAAGTCATAAAATTTGGAGTTAATATATTTTGTAAAATTAGTTCATTAATTGTTCCAGGCATACTATTTGTTTTAGAAATATATTTTTTTTTCATAAAGTCATTAAATAATAATGTGCTTATAATTCCTCCATTTTTGTTTATATTTTTTTTTGGCATTGAATTCATATTATATTATATTATTTTTTTTCTATAATGATTTAGAAAAACTTTTAATTAAAAATAATTATATATTAAATTATTTTTATAATAAACTTACAAATTATATGTTTCAATTACATAATCCATACTCATATATGGTTCTCCAGGTTTCATATCTTGTTTTATTGTTTCATAATCAGAAAAGTGATATATCAAATCTTTATTAATGTCTTTTATTACAATTGAATTTCCATCTTTTGAAGCACAATTGTAAATATACATATCTTTATTATCCAAAAATAATACAATCTCAAAAGTATCATAACTTTTTTCCCAAACAACTAATTGACCCTTTCTAAATGGTTTAACATCCGTTTTTCTGACATATGGTAATTCTAATTGTCTTAGAGGTGTTCCAATTCTATTGTGTAGGAATTTTAGAAAATTTCTTTGGATAATTTGATCAAATGTTAAATTATTATTACGAATATCATCATTAATTGAATTTAATAAATTAATAATATATTCTGAAGGTTTATAACCACCATTATTTTTAAATTCTTGTCCAAAATTATTAGAATTTAAACATTTCATTGCATTAACTTTAATTATATCATGTAATTCTTTTTCATATTCCATGCCTTTTGTTTTATCAAAAGCATCACCCATTATTTTATGATTTTTTGGGTTATCTAAATCATGATAATCAGAATCAAACATTAATAAATGACCATAATTTGGAACATAAAAATCTATATCATTTATTCTATATTTCCAAAATTGAGGAGAATCACCAAATACATTTATATCTTTTATATAAAAATTATTTTGTAAATACATATCCTTAAATGTAAATTTAAATTTATCCATTGTATAAAATACTACTAGTATTTGGAAAATTACTGATTCCCATGCATTATCCGATTTATAACCAGAATAAACTTGTTTTTGGATATTGTGTTCCTTTATATATGAATCTGATGCCCATGAATATATATTCATATTTGGAGATTCTGTTAATAATATTACCGATTTTTTGGAATCAAATTCAGGATCATATACATCACCTTTTATTTTCATTGTATTTTTTGAAAAATTTAATTGAGAATCATCATTCATAAAATAACAATATGATTCTACAAAATTAGGCGATACTAAATTTTTATTAATTGTATTCCTTATATATTGGTAATATTCAACTTCACGCCATATATCAAAATCTAATTTGGATTTATTAGTAATTGGAGTAATTTTTCTAATTAATGATGCTTGTCTACTAATATCTTCTATAATTTCTATTTGAGTTTTATTGCGTTTGTCTTCAATTGTAATTAAATTTTTAAATTCATTTGGTTTTACTGGTCCCACAATTATCGGATTTATTACATTATATTCTTCTTTTGTTAATCTATATACTCTCATGTTTATACCAACAGATGATTTTTGACATTGTGTAGTTGCTTCTTTTTTGTCATAAGATATTGGATAACATGACCTATATATTAACATATTTTTAGGAAGTCCTTTGTATGGATTTGATGAAAAATAATTTGTATTATAAGGGTTCAATTCTATTAATTTTAATCTTGAATTTATACTGTTTGTATCACCTTTAAAATTCGCTTCTTCTCCCTCTTCAACACTGATAAAAGTTCCCCTTATATATTGACATAAACTATTCCTCTCTTTTAAAGACTTGTATGAAGAAAATACATTTGTAGGTGGTAAGGCATCTTCGTATATCATTGATGCACGTGTATGATCTGCATTGGGTCCTCCTATATTTATATGATAATCTTTAAATACAAATGGTGTATAAAAATTTTTCATAAAATTGTTTAAATAATTTTGAAATTGTGGCGGAAAAAATGGAGAAGATAATGAAATTGGTTGTATTGGTATTTCTGATGGTTTTTGTGCAGGTCCTTTCTTTACATCTTGATATACCTGCAAATCTACTAATAATTTGTCTTGACCTTGACCTTGACCTTGACCTTGACCTTGACCTTGACCTTGACCTTGACCACTTGGTCTTATTTGAACATCTGTTGGAAATGCTCCTGTCGTTATTGGCGGTATTGCCGATTGTGGTTTATCTTTGTTAAATATTTCTTTATGTGTTGTCGTTAAATATGGTGTATTTATTGGCTCTATATATGCTGGTATTATTTTTCCTTTTCCTCCTTTTAAGTGAGTTGGGCTGCCTATATACATTTCATTATTTATTTTTTTTTTTTTAAAAAATAATTTTTATTTCCACCAGTTAATTTATTTTCGGTAGGTAAATTTGGTTCTGTTGGTTGTTCATTATCTTTTATATTTTGTAATCCTGCTTCAAAACTTGCCATTGGCATACCCATACCTGGACCCATACCCATACCCATGCCTGGACCCATGCCCATACCCATACCCATACCTGGAGACATTTGTAGACCATTCATCATTGGCATTGGTAATTTTCCACTTCTTGCCATATTAACAATTGATTGATCCATAATTTGAGGTTGTCCATTATAGTTATCAGTTGGCATAGTTCCTTGTTGATATGCTTGTTGTTGCTGGGCTTCTAATTGGTTCATATCAAACATTTGTTGCATTTCTGGCAATATTGGAATTAATTGGTCATCATTAATTTGTTGTAATAATGTATTCATATCATTATTTACACCATTTGTTTGTCTTCCCATTGTATAATTACTATTTTTAGAGTCTGGGGCTGTCATATTTTGTTGTGGTTGTGTCATTTGTTGTGTCATTTGCTGTGGTTGTTTCATTTGTTGCATTTGAGTATTTGACTGTTTGACAGATGATGAATCTGACAAATTAAAAGATATGGTTGAAGAATTTTGTTCTTTTGCATTCTTTTTTTTTAATCTATCTTCGCGATATCTAATTTCATTTTGTAAATTTAATATTTCTCTTCTTATTTTTTGTGCACTTTTAGATGATTTTTTAGATGATTTTTTAGATGATTTTTTGGATGATTTTTTGGATGATTTTTTGGTTCTAGACGATTTTGTACGTCCTTTTTCAGTATCATCCATTGGTGTTTTATGTCTGTCATCATCTCCACTAGTCTTTAATATATCATTTTGATTTTCTTCATCTGGTTCAATTTCATCAATATTATCGGTATCTTCATAAACTTCTTCTTGTTCTTCATCTCTTGCCTTTTTAGTTTCTTTTACTTCTTCATTTTGTTTATTTTGATGTTTATGATGTTGTTTATTTTGATGATCATTTATATTTTCGCCATGAAAAGATTCTCTACTAAGTTTACCTTTTTTAGAAGTTCTTAACTTTTTTGATGATTTTTTAGAACCTTTTTTAGAACCTTTTTTTGATGATTTTTTTGATACTTTTTTAAAAGTTTTTTTAGGGTTTCCATGTTCTGTACTTTTATGTTTAATGCGTTTAGAAATGACTTCATCCGAATCATCAGTTAATGAATGTATAACGCCTCCAATTAATTTTTTATCAGATTCTATTTGTTTTAAATATTTTTTATCCATATTAATAAAAATAGAAAAGAAATTATTTTTTGATAAAATTTGAGATGGAATTAATGATTGTGAATATTTACTTATAAAATAATTTTCTGGCATTAAATTTTCTTCGATTACTGACAGTAAAATAAAATTACTTATAATTATTTTTATTTTTTCAAAATTTTTATTTATTTTTTTTGTATATTCATACATTGATTTGAAAAACATATATATATCATATGAAGGATTATCTGCTACACATTTTATTTCATTAGTATATTTATCAAATGATGAATTTCTAAAATTAAATAGTTTGCATATATATTTTATGTTATCTAATTTAAACTTCAAATCTCCTAAACTTAAATTATAATTTTGAGGTTTATCTAGTATATATACTAAAAATGAATCTACTGTAAATGAATTGTGTCTAAAATTACCTAATTTGTAATTTAAATATGCATGTGAAAATAATACTTGAAATATTATAATATTAATTTCTATATTTGATAAATCTGATAATAATAATTCTTTTAGAGATATACATTTATAGTATTCTTCATATATACTAACACAATAATTATTATTAGAGTCTAATGGATCGACTGTATTAAAATTGTTAATAATTAAATCTCTATATTTATCATTTTTTATAATATTATTATATGTTACATTGAAATTACAAATATTTATTAAATAAAATGGAATTTTATCATAAATTATAAATTCTGAAATTATTTGATTCATAAATAACTCAAAATATATATCTATTATACGAGTTGTCCCTATTAAATTATGTTCATCTTTTTGTAAAACAATTACACAATTTTTTTCTTTTATATTTGTATTCAAAATTAATTTTTTTTTATTAAAATTATCTGTGAACATATCAATTAATTTTGGCATTGAATTAGAATTTATTATATCACTGTAATCAAAATCTGCGGATTTTATTAATTCATTTAATGTCATATCCGATAATTGTATTCTTTTATACATGTAATTATCTATTATTTTCTTTTCAGTTTCATATACATATTTATATATTAATTCTAATAGTTCGTTAATATTGTTATAATTTATACTCATTATATTATATATTTAATATAATAATATTCAAAAAATCAATTAATGGAATACCCCAAAAAAATCATGGTCTAACAAATCTGCAGGTAAAAATAACTCATCGTTTATTAATAATCTACAATTTTCATTTACTTTTTGTTTATATTCTGGTGGCAAATTCTCAAAAAAATGTCTTACAATAATATCTATACTTTCATCATTTATAATTTTATTACAAAATTCTTTATATTTATTCTCTTTTGGAGGATGTTTTTCAATAAAATTTTTTAATTCATTTTTAAAATCATGAGACAATTTTTTGTCAAGTAATATTTTTTTAACCATTTCTGTACATGTTTGATTAATTGGTCTATATTTTTCAGGTATTATATAATTAATAAAATCTTTTACTTCATTCGGAACTACTGGATCTGACATTAATTCTGGAAGAAATCCTTTATAAATTAATGTACAAAAAAAGTAATGTACATCATAATATCTATTTTGTTTTGAAGTTATATTCATATCATTTGTCCATTGTTGATACACTTTAGAATTTTCTACTACATTCGGAATACATGCAAAATCAAAATCCCATATATAAGTGCAATACCCAATCAATGGTAATAAATATTCTTTACCATTTACTTTGTATAATAATCTTTTATTACATGTCTCAGTTTTGGAAATTAATATATTATTCGCTTTAAAATCATTGTGTCTAAATTGAGGAAATTTTGATTGTATTATTGCTAATACTGATAATATTTGGAAAAAAAAACATTGCCAATGTATTAATTGCAATTTTTTATAATTCTTCTTTAAAAACATTCCTAAATCTCCCCTGTTCGCCCATTCTGATATAACTACCGACACTTTTTCATAATATTTACCCTGTTTATAATGCTTTATAAATTCCTTGTAATTTTTATTATCAACTGGAACAACTGTATCATCAGGGTCATCTGTTTGTAATGTTAAAAATGGCTTTATACTTGTATCAAATATACTTATTGGTAATATTATATGTGGTGTCTGTCCTTTTATTACAAAATATGATAACAATTTTAACATGCAAATTTCTGCATTTTCAGGTCTTGTTATATTATGCATCGTGCCATATCCATCTCTTTTTGGATATGCAACTACTTTAACTGCAAAACTCATTTTTTCATTATCATCATCATCAACTATAATTCCTTTAAATGTATGTCCATATGCTCCACTTTTAATATACACCAAATTACCCTCTAATTTATTTATAACTTTATAAAAATTTAATGTTTGTTTTCCTAAAAATGTTCTGGTATCTTGACTTTTTGAATCTTTGTCTTTTGGTCCCATAAAACATTCAGTTTCTGCATATTGATCTAAATTTTTAAGTGGATTTGATGAATTTAAATTTGAATCTTCCATTAATTTTTTTATATTAACTAATCTATGTTGTATCGTTGATAAATTATTCTCTTTTTTGTGGTCCATTTTTTATATAATATTTATATATTATTTATTATATTTAATCACATTTATATTTTACACATTTAAATAAATTATTTTATACTAAAAATTTTGAATACTATTTTCTATATTATTTTTTATATCCATTATATTTAGAGACTTTATAACACTTATATATTCCTCATATTCTACTATCGGTATTTTAACTTGACATTTCCAATATAATGACTCCTTATTTATATCTATGTCATATGAATCCGGAAACATGTATCCAATTCTTTTCTCTTTTTTTAATCTTTCTATTATATCACTTGATATTACATATTTATATGTATCTGGTGGAATTGCTAATATTAACTGCTCTACTGGTCTTAACTCACATTTTGAATACATTAATAATACCTTTTTCGGATAATATGCTATTATATCCGATATTAAAGGTGCTATTAAAAAATTATAACCCCATTTCCATGAAATACAATCATCTAAATAATAATTTATACACCATTCAATACCCGTTATATAATCTCTTACCATCCTCTTAATAATTGATGTATTTATCGACATTTCTTCTAATCCTAAATAATAATTATAATATTCTAATTTACTACTAAATTCTATCCTATCAAAACATTCAATGTTCGCTGATGTTCCTATCATAAAGTTATTCATTTTTTTAACTTTATCATCTTCTTTTTTATATTTGAGTTTTTCTATTTCTTCTTCATCATATTCCTTTTTTATATTATCTCTATTTATATTATCTCTATTTATATTATCTCTATTTATATTATCTCTATTTATATTATTCCATGTCCATTTTTCTGTCCAAATCAAATTTATAAATATTTCTTTTAAAAATTCATAATTTATTTTAATTTTTTTCTGATTATTTTCCATTTTAATTGTAATTATATTACATAATTCATGATTTTTATATATCTTCTTTACTGTTTCATATGCTGTTAAAATTTTATCTAATCCACTCTTTTTAATATCTGTTGTGAGTAATCCCGGTAAAAAGTCATTTCCTACTAAATAACATATTGTTATAAAATCATTTGTATTAATTTCTAATTTACTAATCATTTTATGTAGTTCTGAAATTTCAACATAATTATAATCAATTTTTTCATCCAAATTTAATTCTGTATTATTAAATATCTGTTGTTCACGCATTACATATAAATTATAGTTTTCCCCTGTCGATAGTGCTAAAAATAATAAATCCGCATCTAAACCATAAATTACAACCAATTCTTCAGGTCTAATGTTCTTTTTAATATATTGTAAAATTTTATGTTCTCCCTCACCCGGTTCATGATATGATGAATATATACATTTAATTTTTGATTTTTTTAATTCTACCAAATATTCTATCATTTTATTATGAATTCTTTCCATATAATCCGTCCCAGGGGTTAATTCTATTGATGAAACCGGCTCACTCGTTATGTAAATTCCATCTTTATTAACTTGTTCTATTTCTTCTAAACTTTCTTCTAAACTTTTATCTAAACTTTTATCTAAACTTTTATCTAAACTTTTATCTAAACTTTTTTCTGGTGTTAATTTTATTTTTTTATCAAATAAATATTTATATCTTCGTTGTCGTTGTTGTAATATTTTACCAATTGGTGCTACCCCATCTATCGCAATATATATATATTCTGGACTCAATCTTGTAATCATATCATCTATAGTAAGTTTTATTCGTTCCCATATTAAATTTTCTAATTGGTGTCGTATTGACTTTTTAGGATTCAATGTTATTTTATTATTTTTGTATTTTTCTAATATATATGCTACACATGGGTGAAGTAAACAATTTGTATCTAACATTAAATATTTGATTTTTGCGTTTATCGCATCTATTATAAGTTTTTTACTAGATATTTTTTTATTGCGAAGAAGCCATGTAAAAAATCCCGGAACACCCATTTTTTATAGTATGTAATATTATATACTATAATGTCTATTTTATTTATATTTCAATTTTATTTGATTTCTAATATAAATAAAATAAGTTTATTCCATTTATATTTGTTTTTCCAAAAATACTAAAATTATTTGTTCTTAATATAAAATATTTTTATTATAATGAATTTTTTATTATATATAATAATATATATATATATAATGTCAAATACTCAAATTTTCAAAAAATCTAAAAATGAAGATGAGGTTAATTCAGTCGATTTAAGAAATGAATTAGGTGCATTACATGCTACTCTTGCTCAAAAAAAAAAGGAATATAGACAATTAAATGATGAACATGATGATGATTACGAAGATGGCAAAAAGAAATCAACTAAATCTGGTAAAAAATCTTCTAAAAAAACATCCAAAAAATCATCCAAAAAATCATCTAAAAAATCTAAACAGTCCCGGGGCGATGGTCTTAATTTTGCAACACTTGATGTAGATTTAGCAGGTGGTGCTAAAAAAAGATCTAAAAAATCATCTAAATCATCATCTAAAAAATCATCTAAGAAATCTTCTAAACAAAAACGTGAATTACCACCCGCTTTAAAGGCTGCTCAAGATGTTAACAAAAAAATATTGGAAAAATCAGGTGTTGAAAGAAGCAACTGGTTCGGTCTAATCACTTTCGTTAACAAATTTAGAAAAGAAGCCAAGAAAACTGTTAAA